TTCGGATATCCTCTCGAAGAAAGCCGATACCGAGATTGCAATGATGACACAGAAGACCTCGAACCAACTCCGTAGTGTGGTCGTGGTCAACGCGGGGTGTGGTGTCGCCGAAGGGGTTTCCACAGATGGCGCAGCGGTCACCTTGTCGAGTACGCATCTCGTCAACCGCGAGGGGACCGACGCCGTACCTAACTAGTCGAGTCTTCGCCAGAAGTTCGACGTGGTGGGCCTCGCGGTATACCTTGGCATATGCTATGTTTCTCTCTCGGTTAGTCTTGTTGTACTCCGCGAAACACGAACGACACCGATACTGTAACCCGTCGGGGTTGTGGTTACATTGACTGAAATTAGCCAAGTCCTGCGCGACACCACATTTGGTACAAGTTTTCATAAGGCTAGTATACCACAAATGGCCCAGTCGCGGCAAGTTTTTCGCATCAAAAACAAGAAACCCCGCGAAAACGCGGGGTTTCTATGCGTTCGTATGATTGTGGGGACTACGACACGCTGTCCTCAGTTGAGACCTCCGCCGATGTATCCTCGTAGCCCGCGTGACGCGCGAGCAGCGTCCACACGCTGCCCTCAGGCAGTTCGTAGGAGTAGTCCCCATCGGCGTCGGCGTAGAACACATACTCGGCGTCCTCGCCGTGATAGACGGTCACGCGACCGTAAGGCATGACGCGTCCGAGTGCCGCACCATCGGTGTCGAGAGTTGCGGGGGTGATGGACACACCAGTGGCAATCGGCGCTGCGAGTTTGGCGGCAATGGCCGCGAGGGTTGCGTTGTCTGGTGCCGCGACCATATCGGTATTCGTGGTGGTGGTATCCACTAGCGTCACGCGAGCGATGGTGCGGGTCTGTACCTCGTCGGCTATCGCGTCTGCTGTAATCATCGCGGGCGCGTCGTCGGGCAGGGCTGCGACGATGGCCGTCTGCGCGTCAGAGACGTTCGTCGCTGTGGCGATGCCCGAGAGCGAGGAGATGGGTGTAATGTGGTCCTGCGTCGCTGCGAGTTGCACGTCGGGGAGCGTCGCAACCTTGACGCCAGCGGTGTCGAGTATCGCCTTGAGCGCCCCGAGTCCGTCCGTGGCGTTGGCGAGGTCGTCCTTGGCTGCGGTCGCGTCGGCGCAGGAGACGGCGGCGGTCACGGACGCGACAGCGCCCATCGCGCTACCGACGATTGCGAGGCCACCCGTCGCGCCTGCTGTGGCGTCAGGGACGCGTGTGAGCAGTTCGGTCGTGCCGCTCGTGTCCGCGCCAGCATAGGTGGAACGCGTCGTGACGGCGGCATCGATGCGCCCGAGTTCGGTGGTGAGGTTCGTGCGTACGGCGGAGGCGACAGCAGCCGCGCTCACATCGCCAGCAGACCAGTCGCCGGACACCTTGTCCGCGATGGCCTGCAACAGCGTCGAGGAGTCGCCCTCATTGAGGAGCGCCGCTTCTATCTGCGCGGTCGTCGGCGGAACGGTGTAGCCTGCCGTCGCCAGTCGGGTGCTGATAGCCGTATCTACCCGTCCAAGTTCGGTACCGAGTTCGGTGCGTACTGCGCTCGCGTTGGCGGTGGCAGTCGGGGGAGCGGTGGTGAGCGCATAGCCGGATTTGTCATTGTTCGTCGTGACGACTACCGCAGGGACCGTTGCGGCCTTGATGCCCGTCGTGACGAGCAGCGTGTTGAGCGCCGACAAGCCATAGGTGGCGAGGTCGCGCACCGCGCCCGCGATAGCCGTGAGCGCACCAGCAGCGAGCGTGTTGACGGTGCCGATGGTGACGGCAGACTGGTCGGCTGCGAGAGAGAAACCAGTCTTGGCTGTGACCGATGCCACCGAGCCGACGACGTTGCCGCCGACATTGCCGGTGACGGATGCGACCGAGCCGGTGACGCTGGCGACGGTACCCATGTTGGAGCCGACTGCGGCGGGCGATGCGGGCAGGTTCACGGTCTTGGCTGCGATACCATCGGCCACGGTATCCACCACAGCCAGCGGAGTGAGCACGTCCTGACCGGGATAGTCTGTGACGAGAGTGGTGAGGGTGCCATCAGTCGCCGCAACTACCACCTCATCGGCGTTGCGCTCGGTGGCGGTCAGCGTCAGTTTGTATCGCCCGGTCGTCACTATCTCCGTGGCGGCATTCGTGGCGGCGACGGGTGCGGCTCCATCTTTTTGCACGGTCACGGTAAGCGTCAGCCCCGACACGTACTCGAACGTGGTGGGGTCCCACATCGCGAACGAGATGGTCTGCGCTACGCCTTTGGGGAGACTCATGAGTCGCTTCCTTCCACGGGTGCGGTCCTTGCGCCGAAGGGCATCATCGGGTCATTCTCCGCGTCGTCGTCGGGTGTGACTTCGCCCACCGCCACGCCTACGCTGATGCCGCTCTTCCCGTCCACGGGCGGCAGCTGGTAGACGTAGTGCGTGGTCTGATCGAACGCGGGGATGGCAGCGAACGCCACCCGCTTCGTGCCTGCCGGGGCAGCGACGGTCAGCTCGCTACGCGCACCCAGCAGACATGGGTTGGCGATCGAGCTCAGCTGCAGCTGCCCGCCGACGAGCTTCCCGTAGCTTTCCATCGAGGCTTACCACCCTTCTTGCATCTGCGATCGTCACGATCGGCCTGACGTACTTGTGGTAGAAGCGGTAGCTGTCGGTGTGCTTGATCCAGCCCCAGTAGGAGATGATCGCGGCGGCATCGAGGTAGCTCAGACGACGCTTCTTCGCGATCCGGCTCACCCGGCGCCGGATCCTTAGGGAGGTGCGGATCTCGATCGCGTAGGAGTCGATGTCCTGAAGGACACGCCTGACCTTCGTGTGATCCCGCTTGCCGAGCGACGCCCTTGAGATCGCTTCCTTGATGTTGTCGAGGTCGCAGATCTTCTCGTAGAGGTATCCGTACCGCTTCAAGAGTGCTTCTTTCTCATTAGCCTCAGGGTGGTCCGAGCCTTCATCCGGCCTACTAGACCCTGCTCTTTGCGGCGCATTTCTGGCGAGTGCCAAGGAGAGTGGAGTGCAAGTTCACGTGCTGTCTTCTAATGAGAGTCTGCCTGCCGATGTTCACGTTGGCGTTCGACGACGCGTTGTTGGCGTTCCAGTACCGCAGCCCCGCGTTCGAGCCGTTGTTCCAGTTGCCGCCGACGATGGCAAGCGCGCACTCCAAACCCCTGTAGTTCAAGCCGGGGGATGTTCTCCCCCGTGACCCCCTAAAGAGCCTTCCTGAGAAGCCGCCCGCCGATGGACACGTCGGCGAACGACGACGCGTCGCTGGCGTGCCAGTACCGCAGCCCCGCGTACGAGCCGTTAGCCCAGAAGCCGCCGACGAAGGCAATGCGTTGGCCGGCGGCGGTGTAGTAGTAGTCGCTGTAGTAGGTCGTCGAGGAACCGCCGACCGTTGCGGGGAACTCGGCATATGGGTTCGCGGCATCGAAGCCGAGAGCCACGGGGGAGCCGCTCGCGCTGCCGTTGACGTAGCCGAGTTGCACGTACGGGGCGGCGAAGACATTGCTCGCGTAGTCCGCCGCGTTAGGTGTCACCCACGCTTGGTACTCGTTGATGTTGACGCCATCCACGAACTGCCACACGTCGCCCCACGGCGACTCGATGCCGCGATAGGAGCAGGGGTACTTGCCGTCGTTGGCCGTGAGGTAGCCGCTCACGGGGCCGGTTGCGAAGCCGTTTCGCCACCCCATGCTCCAGACCACGTTGCCGACCGCGACATTCACCGCCGCGCCGTCGAAGGTCATCGCCTTGTTGGAGGCGTCGTAGACTTCGATGGCCGCGATGAGGCGATTGGAAGCGACCGACGCGGAGCCCGTGGCTGTGCCGATGCCGACGCTTTGGCCCACTCGGTAAGCGGCGGCCACGGCGTTGGTGACGATGATGCGGTTGACCGCGTTCTCCGCGACCGTGGCGGTGTCAGTGGCGGCGTAGGGGCCGACCGTGAACCCAGGCATGACGGCTTGACTGTTGAGCGTAGCGAACTCGACCGTGAACAGCGCAGAGAGCACGTCATGAGCGTGGACGTCGAGCTGCTGATAGCCGAGCAGGCCCCCGGTGTTGTTGGCCCGCGCCCGCGTGCGAAACGTGACGATGTTCTGGCTCACGAGCGGGAAGGTGGACGCCTTGCTATCGAGCGTGGTGCCGCCGGAGGACGCTTTGTACTTCCCGAAGTCGAAGTAGGCCAGCTCGTGGCCATTCGTGAAGTCCCAGAAGACGGCAGGCAGGTAGAAGCCCGGGTGCTGCGTCTTGGAGATGCGGATGGTGCGATAGCCCACGCCGTCCGTCTTGGCGATGTAGAACTTCGGGATCCGCACGAAGACGTTGCCCAGCGTGTCGGTGACTTCGACGATCTCGCTGAAGATGGGCGCGCGGTCGAAGCTGTTGGCCGCAGCGACCCCGCCGAGAGCGCCCACGGCAGCGGTCATGCCTACGGCGGAGTCGGTGCGGGTCAGCGTCGGGCTACTGCCCTTGCCCCACGACACGCCGAAGATCTCGGTGGTACGAGGCACGATGAGATGGAGCGTCGTCGTTGTCATCTAGCCCACCTCCGCGTGTCCGCGAGTGTTGTTCATGTGCGGACTCCTGACGGGAATCATGTTGCTCCTAGATACGCCGAAAGACGACGGTCGTCCGTCGTCTGGAGATTCGGTGATGCGCCTTGCCCCTTACGCACCGTGTCGCACCCCGTGTACAGCAGAACCTTGTGCGCGACCGCCCATACTCCTACTTCTTGACTGACTTCTTCAACTTCTTCTTCTTGTCGGCCTTGTCCTTGCCGTCCTTCTTCACAAACGGTGCAGCCTTGTTCTTCATCAGGCGTCCTCACCCTCGATGTTGTACTCGTGTTCCTCGACGTAGGCTTCGGCGTTGGCCTTCTGCGCCTGCGCGACCTCGGGCGTACCGGTATCGACGTTCGTCTTGAGGAACGCCATGAAGTTCGTCAGTCCTGCGAGCACGCCCGTGACAGCCGCCAGAATCCGCAGCATGTCGTCGGTCGAGACTACGCCGAACGCGGTTAGCGCGATGGCAAGAGCGCCCGCGATTCCGTAGATGGCCTTGCGTCGTTCAGGTGTGAGCCACGCCATGATGCGCCTCCTTGAATGATGTCCCCATTATATCAGATGACAACGCATCAGTCCACCTAGACTATGCGCTCGTCCTTGAGTAGGCCAGCCTTCTTAAGCATGACCGCCGTGGGGCGGTCGATGCGGTCGCCGTGCGCATACACGATGCCATTGTGATGCACCGTGATGCCAAGTTTGATGGGGTAGTGCAGCGGCGGGACACGTACGGGATTCGTCACGATTCCGAGCGCCGCCCACTTGGCACGCACCCGAACGAGGAGTTCTGCGTAGTTGGCTTGGATGTTCGTGAACGAGTTGCTGTTGAGCGTCCGACCATCCTTGGCGTAGGTACGATAGTCGAATAGCGTCTCGTGGATGATGTGGACGCGTGCTCCTACGGCAACACAGCGCGTCCAGAAGTCCCAGTCCTCCAGTCCGTCACGCATGGACTCGTCATATCCGCCGACCTTCGTCCAGAAGGACTTACGGAACAACGACCCCGAAATGACCTGATTGGCGGCTATAAAATGCTCGATGGCGGGGTTCGACATTGGGAGTTTCCACCCACCACCGCTCGCGCCGAACGACTTGAGGTCGCAGGACACGATGTCGGCAAGCCCGGCGAGCTTCTCGATGAACTCGGGACGCAGCCTGTCGTCGGCATCGAGGCAGACGATGTTCTTGCCCGTGGCCTTGGCGATGCCTGCGTTGCGAGCCGCCGACACGCCGCCGTTCTTCCGCTGCCGGACGAGCGTCACGGGATACCGCTTGGCGACCTTCGCCGTGTCGTCAGTACTAGCGTCGTCCACCACGATAATCTCGATGGGTGGCTCGGTCTGCGCGAGGACGGACTCGATGGCCTCAGCGAGGAACTGACCTTGGTTGTAGCACGGGATGACCACCGAGGTCTTGTGCTTCCACGAGTAGGCCCAGTGGTGGACGCCGTAGGTGTCGGTAGTCACGCACTTCGGGTCGAACGCGCCCTTGTCGTGCCACGAGTAGGGGTAGAACCGTTTGGAGTTGAGCAGCCGCACGCCCGCTATGGTCGCGTCGGCGTCGGTGCGCTTCCACCCGTGCTTCGCGAGCAGGTTCGTGAACATCCTCGGACCGAGTTCGTTCTCGACCGCCGTATGGTCGTAGTCGAGGGAGTCCATGTAGTCAAGACATTCACGGATGAACGGATGCCCTGCAACTGCGCCCAACACGCCGCACGCGGCCCAGATGCAGTTCGGGCCGTCGTTCTCGACACCGATGAACGCGTCGTACGCGAGCAGGTCGCCAAAATCACGCAGCACGTCCACGTCGAGGTCGAGGTAGATGCCGCCCGTCTCATACAACTTCGCCCAACACGCGTACTGTGCCGAGTTGACGATGATGCCACGGTCACGCATCGCTCGTGTACAGCGGGACGACGGGATGTCGTCATCATCGAGAAGATGAATCTCGTAGTCAGGAAACCGTTTCCGCCACGACTGGATGTAACAGTGGACCGAAGGCAGGGGGTCGTCACCACACCACGCTGCGTAGATTCGCTTAGGAATCATGTGTTGTACTCCGCCATCATACGAATGGCAGCAGGGGTGAGCCAGTAGTCGTTATAGTCACTATGCTCCGCCACGACAGTCCCGTCCCCGTGTCCGCGCTCGACTATCCAGTATGTCCCCGCGTCCCTAGCGTCGGGGGCCTCGTTGTCGGTGATAAGGCATTCGTGCAACTGCTCCCCCGCACGCGCCCCTATCTCGCGCACCGTGCAGTCGGGGGCCAGCGCCGCCGCTACGTCCGTGAGGTGGTAACTCGGCATCTTAGGCACGAACATCTCTCCGTTGCGCCCCTCACGGATGGCAGTCAGCACCATACCGACCGCCTCGTCAGGAGTGATGCTGTAGCGGGTCATCTTCGAGTCAGTGATGGTGATTTCCGCCCCCGCTGCGGCCTGCGCCTGAAACAGCGGCACGACGCTGCCCCTGCTGCCGAATATGTTGCCACAGCGCACCACACAGCCCGCTGTTGGGCCTTCCGGGAGCGAGAGGAACAGCCGCTCGGCGATGAGTTTCGTGGCTCCGTAGACGTTGGTGGGCCGCGCCGCTTTGTCGGTGGACAGCGCGACCACGAGCGGGATTTTCTCCGCTGTGGCGGCACAAACGACGTTGTACGACCCCCCGATGTTCGAGTTGATGGCCTCTATCGGGTTCTCCTCGCACGCAGGCACCTGTTTCATGGCCGCAGCGTGGACCACCACGTCGATTCCCCGCATCGCGGCCTTCAGACGCGAAAGGTCGCGCACATCACCCACGACGAAGCGCAGACGCGGGTCATTCCCGAATGACGCGGCCATCTCACCCTGCTTGAACTCGTCACGGCTGTAGACGGTGATTGTGTGCGTTCGGTCAAGCGTCGTTTGACAAAACGCCTGTCCGAACGACCCCGTTCCGCCTGTTATGAGAATGTTCATCTCGCTGATGTCGGCCAAAGTACTCCCTCTTTCGTCAGATGTCCGCAAAGACAGTCCCAATCGGCCCTCAGCCCCGGTATGGGCTGCATGAAACACTGGTGGGGCGTGTGCCGCGCCGTTTTGCGGTACATCTCGCCCGTCGTGAGCAGGCAGTAGTGCCCACAGTAGTCGATGTCCTCGACTCCGCTGCCCGCAACGAGCGGGTGGCCGTCCCGATAGACCCCACACAGCGCGTTGCCCCACCTAGAGACCTGTATGCCTGTCGAGTGAGGACCGACGGCACTGAGGCGGGCGTACACGTCGGGTGGGACGATGGTGTCATCGTCGAGGATGAGCAGTTCCCCGTCGGGGACGAGTCCGATGGTGTACGCACGCATCTCATCGTGCTCGATACGCCGCCCGAGGCGGTCCTCGCAGGGTACTCCCCTGTCTCGGAGGTGTACCTCGACTCGAAATCCCATCTCGCCCAGCGTATCGGCCCACAGTCCACACCCCGGAGCGTCAAGCACAAGGATACAGCGCCCACGGGGGATGTCGGACGCCGCGATAGCCGCGCAAACGGCCTCGCGCGCCCACGGACGGGTGACTGGGAGTAGTAAAGTCAGCATTTCGCCCCTTTCTGAGGCTCATAATAGCAAGAAAAGGCTTGATTTGTCAAGAGAAATGCGTTATGGTGGTCTCAGGCCAAAAGAAAGAGGGGCGAAATGCTCGTCACCATCCCGTTCGACCGGGTTCTGCGTATCGCCAAAGCCCTTGGCGATGACGAACACCTGTGTCCGAGCAAGAATCACCCGTGTCACGACGACCGAGACCTCAAGAAGTATGACCCGAACGCATCTGAGTGTTCATCGTGCTGGACACAGTACCTGTTGAATGAGAACTGACGTGGCGAATCCCCACGGAACGTGCGCGTCGTGTGGTTGGGGCGAGCATACCTCAGCCAAAGACCACGATGGAGATATGTGGCACCGCTGGACGTGCTGGCGCTGCTCGGGCTGTCCCGATGTCCGTCTGGAGACGACCACGGACAAGCAGCCGCCCGCGTGCGAGTGCCACTATGCGAAGGTGAAGTAGATGCCGACGTACGAATATCGATGTCCGACCTGCGGCTGGAGGACGGAACTGAACCGTCCGATGGCCGACGTGGACAAGCCGGTCCACTGTGACAACTGCGGCAACCTAGCCAAACTCCAGTTCACCTCCCCGCCTGTGTTTCCTTGGTATCCGGGCAGCACGCGGGAAGTCTACAAGGAAAAGCGGAAGAAATGATGAGAGGACGGTTCATGCCGGATACGAAAACGCAAGCGAGTTCGGGTGGGGTCGGTATCCTTACGGTGCTGCTCGTCGTATTCATCGTGCTGAAACTCACGGGACTCATCACATGGTCGTGGGTGTGGGTGCTTTCTCCGTTCTGGCTCCCGCTGGTGAGCCTGTTCATCCTCGTGCTCATCATGGCCGTCGTAGTCTCAATCACCGGAGGTAAGTAGATGGCTGTGACTAGCGGCAATCCGTGGGTTCCGACGGTGTTGGCTGACGGCCAAGAAGTCCCGCTGACCTCGTTGGGGTTCGACATATCCCTCGATGGTGTGGGGATACTCCGTCTGACGGGTTATGCCCCCACGACGTTCGATGCCCGCACCGCAATCGAGGGCGCGGGCATCGTAGAGTTGGCGCTTCACTTCCCCGAGGGGGATGTCGTCTACTACACCGCGACGAGAATCGAGGAGCAGTAGATGGCTGTGTACGCGATGCCAGACGAGACCCGCGTCATCGACCCCGACACGGGCGGCGAGAAGGGCACCAAACTGGAGAGGTACGACCTCATCCCTGTCACGCCGCTGGAATCTGTCGCCCGGCATTACGGGGTCGGTGCGACCAAGTATGCCGACCGGAACTGGGAGCGCGGCTACCTGTGGTCTCTGTCGTTCGCGGCCATGATGCGTCACGCGTGGGCGTTCTGGGGCGGGGAGGACATTGACGTCGAGACGGGTTCGCCCCATCTAGCCGCCGTCGTGTTCCATGCGTTCGCGCTGATGGAGTACGCCACCACCCATCCAGAGAAGGACGACCGCCCGCGCGACGGTTGTGTCATGTACGCCCCCGACCCGTATCCGACCCAACGAGAGGGAACACTGTGAGCATCAAAGAACACGAGGCTGCGATACTGCGTGAGGCGCTCGACCGTAACACAGTGGACACGATGATGTTGGAGGGTACGGGAATCGACGAACCTGTCGGCCTGCTCTACGACCGCGATATCCTCGACCTCGCAGGCGACCCGCTGGACTGGCCGCTGGAGGAAAGGCCGATGGCGTATCTTGCCGGGTATTACACAGCCAACCCCGCACAGGGTATTGCCAACGCGGCACGGTGGTTTCAACCGCTGACTGACGCCGGTTGGTTGACTGTGATTCCTCACGTCAACATTCTACTCGATATGTTGGCTCCGCAGACCCCCAATTTTTGGTACCGGCATGACATGGGCCTTCTCTCGCGCTGCGACGCAATCTTCATCTGCCCCGACTACCTGACGGCCCACTCGACAGGGGTTCTCAACGAGATTGCGTTCGCAACCAAGCACGAAATCCCCGTGTTCTACGATGTGATTTTGGCGAAGGACCGCTATGCTCTGTGAGTGTGGTTGCGGTGAACTCACCAACCTAGCACCGCAGACCGTGACTGCAAAAGGTTGGGTCAAAGGCGAACCCGTGCGTTTCATCAAGGGACATCAATGTAGACTCTCCCCTGTCGAGTATCTAGAACAGGACATGGGTTACGAGACCCCGTGTTGGGTGTGGCAGCGAAGTATCGCGCCAAGTGGGTATGGTTGTGTCAGGGTGACGGGAAAGACCCGGACTGCGCACAGTGTCTACTGGGAGCGCGAGAATGGCCCAATACCCACCGGGTTGCAGTTGGACCACCTCTGTCGTAACCGCGCGTGTGTTCGACCGTCACATTTGGAACCCGTGACTCAGACGGAGAATGTGAGGCGGGGTGCCCACACTATTCTGAACTCGTGTCAGGTCCAGTTCATCAAACAACTCATCGGCTCGATTCCTCATGGAAAAATCGGAACGATGTTTGGGGTGGCGCGCTACGTGATAAGCGACATCGCCAACGGGCGCACATGGAAGGACGTGGCGTAATGCGTGTGACTACTCTCAGCGGGACAGTGTACGACTTCTCGTCCGACGGCAGCCTCGTGCGCCGGATAGGCGGGGCACCGCTGCGGAGAGACCACGAGTGGCTGAGGGTCGTCCATGTCGAGCCTATTGTCGTGGGCAAGCCGATGCGGCTCACACTCGATGGTGTGGCGATGGTGGGACTGACCGAGAGGGTGACGACGCCGGTCGTGAAGGTGATGGACACGGTGAGACCAACCTCTCACTAGATTGAGTTGTTCTACGGGGTATGCCGCCGAGTGCGGTGTGCCCTTTTTGTAGTTTCCGGGAAATCCGGACGGTTCGATAGTGGGCAATCACCATGAAAATCACGACACCGGGTGACGGTATTTCATGGTGTGTCCTTGGCGCAAGGACACCCTAGCCGCCAGTCCACTCGTGTAAGGTAGCGCTGCGCGCTGGTTTACGAGAGTGTATTGGCGCAGATGGGTGGATATTACCACTCAGAGTGAGTGTTGAGAGGAGTCGGTAGCAACAGGGCGTAGACTGTCAGAGCGGGTGAGGTTGACAGGGTAGAGACTGTGAGAACGTGATTCGGGGCGGACGGGTTGCAACCCGCTACCCGCCCCGGCCTCGGAGTCACCCGAGGACTCGCCCGCGTACATCGGCGTGAGCCAGAGTCGCGGGGTGCCGCTGACTAGACGGCGATGTCTACGCGCTTGTGCGCGGGTGTGCCTTCTCGTCCGCAACGAGTTCGCGCTGAGTGGTGGTGCATTGGTTGCACTTCGGCTCCCCGCCGTCGCCCGACGCGCACTTGTGACATACCGGCTTCATGCGTCGCTCCCTTACAGTCCGTCGAGCACGGCGATGTAGGTAGCATGATACGGCATGGTGGCGGTGATGTCAAGAGGGTGGGAGGATAGCGCACAAAACGATTTTGGAGTTTCGAGTCTGCGAGCGACCGACACCCTAAGGCATGCGATTTCATATAATAGGGGAGGGTACCCCATCAAGTTGGCATGATATTTGTACAGGGTTTGTGCATAGACTATGCTATACCCCTATCCTATATCATACATCAAACAATCAAAGCCTAAACCTATAGGATAGGGTTAGACTACAAGCATCATGCCAACTATGCATAGACTAGCACTAGTTCTATAGATAGCACTCTACTGTGCTAAAGCAGGCTAGGGCATAGTTCACTTAGGCTATGCTAAGTAGTTCACTTAGGCTAAGTGAACAGGCGGGCGGCGCGTATGTACTATGCTTATGTACTGTATAGCATGACACAATGCACACTAGTGTGAAGATAACACTAGTGCTGTGGCGCGCTGTAGTGCGCTATGCGGCAGGGTAGCGCCAGCACGGGGCAACCGTACTAGCGCACACAATCTAAGGGCGACAATATCTATGCCAACATGCACAACATAAGAGAATCTACATATGATTGTGTAGAAAATAGATCTATTTTCTACACAACGTTGTGTAGAAACTGAGGTACATTTAACACAATCTCTACAATCATATGGTGGACATTGCGCACAATAGGGGTCATACTTATTAGTAGGGAATACGAACACATGTTCGACTACAAGGAGAGGGCGCATCATGCAGAATCGAAGCGGCACCATCAGGAACGAAGACTTTGCCAGCGTGTCCACTAGTACCACAGTAGACGTAGACGCCCAGTCATTCGACGTATGGGTAGGGATTACCGGGCGTGGGGGAATCTGCACGCGTGTCTACAGCCGCAAGACCGGCGACCTGCTCTATGAGTGCTGGAACGATGTTCGCGCCGACGGCTCTACCAGCGGGAAGAACTGCATCGAGAACAACTGCAAGTAGTTTATCCGTGCAGCGTTCCCCGACGCGACAGGAGGGCTCGTAGCGCGCACGGTGTACGAACGCTAACAGTCCCGACACTCTACAGGGTAGCGCGTGAGGAGCACGCTATCCGATAGAGTACCGCGACAGCGATGCTCACGACCTAAGGAGCGTGTACCATGTTTGACCATCCCGTATCTAACGGCGCAAAGCCCGAACCGCGCAACGTGGGCGAGGTGTACGTCGATACCCTCGTGAATCATGGCGGTACGTTCGACCGTAAGACGTTCCTACCCGTGACGTTCACGGACGGGTACACCGTCGGTATCGACGCACTAGGCGACGTTCACGTTCTAGACTTCACTCCCGCATTCCTCGCTCGCCTGTGGCCGTCCGAGGGCGAGTACGTCGGAACATGGATAGACACCGCGCACGATGACGAACTCGGTTTCGATATCGCCACTGTGTACGTTGACCGCGTGGTACACACGCCGTTCCTCGGTGTCGCGCGTGCTATCGGCAACATCAACGGCGAGATAGCGATATGGGACTGCAAACGCGGCGAGAGCATCGTGCTGTGATGGACACTTGCCCGTACTGCGGTGAGAGTGAGTGTGTCTGCGCTCTGCGCGCCGACGAACCGCTACCAGACTACGATGCTACACTCGCTCTGCTCGACGACTTGCTCGACGACCTACGCGACGAGCCGACGACCTATGCTATGGCAACCCTGCTAGGATACCGGAGGTAGAACAATGAACAGCACTTGCCCGCTATCGCCTGCCTGCGGCTCTGCGTGTCACTGGTACGAGTCGTGTCCATCCTCGCGCTTGCAGAGTCTCACAGGGCCGCACAGCGCGTCGTGGGGGCATCCTCACGCTCCGCGTGTCCTGCGTCGTGCAGACCAGCGAGCCGCTCGGCTCGCACTACTCTCTGATAGGCTCGCCCTCGCATTCACGTTCGTCGGTCTCGCACTCGCAACATACCTACTCGGCTCTATAGGCCTCTGGTTGTCACGGTGAGAGACTACTCTCGATACACTCCGTCTTCGCCCTGTGTTAGCAGTACAAGCCGCTCGGCATACTCGTCGGCTGTGAGGTCACTAGTGTTGTCTTCGACTAGTACTGTGACCTGCGTGTTCTCTACGATACCGTACAGTGCCTTCTGCGCGTGGAAGTACAGCAACGGGTTTAGTGCGCTATTCCAAGCGGCTTGCTCCATGAAGGTTCTAAGAACTTCCTTACACACCGCGAACGCTCTCGACCTCGGCTCGTCGCTCGTTTCGCGCTCTATCTGATTCATTCGTTGCATCGTCACACCGTTCCAAACGGCCCACGCACCGATGGTAGGAGGTACCTTGTTCTCCCCACTCCACGCCATGAACTCCTCGAACGCGGCATACGTGTCCGCTGGTACCTTCGGCGGCGAAGCGTGCTCGGCTCTAGCAGCGAGCCACCGTACCGCCAGAAGCGCGTGGCCGTTGTCCTCGAACAACTTGCTCGGTGCAACGGCCATGCTCGCACTCTCGGCCAGTCTCGCGGCCAAGTGCGGCGGCACCATCGGAGCATCCGGTGCGCTGACGTATCGCACCAAGTCGGCTATCGCCTTCTCCTTGCTACCCGCCTCATTCGGATGCCGACGCTTCTCCTCCTCGCGGCTTATCTTGCCCGGAGGTCGGCCCAGTCTCTTGCCTGCCTTGGAGTATGTAGTCATGCCCCTAGTTCGTTCTGTGCGAGGTACGTTATGGCACTCTGCATGATGATTGGATTATCCCTGAACTGCCCAATACCCAGGTTACACTGACCGCACAATAGGCCGCGAACTCGATTGGCGGTGTGGCAATGGTCTACGTGAGGCGCGCTCACGGACACGAACGGCTCATGGCAGATAGCACAGCATCCGCCTTGTTCAGCAAGGAGCGCGTCGTACTGGGGCTGGGTGATTCCGTACCTCTTCTTCCGCCGCTTCGCCGCCAATTTCTCGGGGTTCGCTGCTACGTACTCTCGTTGGTATTCGGGATTCACTGCTACGTACTTCCGCCGCTGCTCAGCTACTTTCTCGGGGTTCGCTGCCCGATACGCCCGCTTCTGCGCGTTTATCTTCTCGCGGTTCGCCGCTTGGTACTCTCGCTGGTATTCGGGGTTCGCTGCCTTCCATGCATTCGATTGCTGGCGGGCGCACACCTTACAACGCGACAGCAACCACTCGTGCTTCTTAGACCGCAGACCGAACTCGGACAGCGGCTTCTCAACGCCACACGCCGTACACTTCTTGGTCATTGCCACTTTTGTCTCCTTAGTCGTGTACCCATTGTACCACACTCACCCTCGCGTTGCAAGACCTCGACCTAGCGTCCGATTCGCACTTTGACCTCGAAAACCCCGGAAAGTGGCATTGACCTGCGCTTCTTTCCCCATTATAGTCCGCTTTCCCGTTATTCATTTCTCACTTTCATTCGTGCCGACCTGCCCGTTTGTCCAAATCACTTCTCGGTTGCAGTACTTTTGATACTCCTGTCCCTTATATTTCTACCACCCTCTTTTTACTATATCGTAGACTCTCTTAGGAGCCAAGTACTAAAAGTACTGCAACCGAGAATGTAAACCTCATTTCTATTCGTGCCGACCTGCCCATTCTCCACAAACCAATAACGGGAAAGTGAATCGAAATCTGTAATGACTTCTTGACTTCTACAATCAGAAGGGGTATACTTTCCTTGTGAGAAGTACCGTCATTTTGCCACCGAAAGGACAGCCAAAATGCACGCAGTCAGACGCACCGAGATACCGCCGAGAGGTGTCATTCTCCCGGCCCTCCCCGCGCTCGCGCGACACCGCAGAACCCTGAAAGCGGGCGAGCCGTACCCCACCGAGTATGGATACACCGCGCTGCTCAAGAGTTTCCTCGCCTCCGACGCGCGGGTATGGGAGATAGGGTACGACTGCGCCATACATACCGTGAACACGACCGCCGAGTCGTTCGCGCAAGCGAAACGCCGGATGGGTTTGGGCACTAGTGTGCTCGTCGCGCGGCGCGGTGATGCGGTGTTCCTCGCTCGCCCTGACTGGCGGGACTACGCGCCGCACATACCCCCCGCGCGGGTACGCACAGGGGTTGCGCGGGCGCTGCGGCGGGAGACAGTGGAGGGGATACTACTGTATTTCGTCGCATCCGGTGAATCTTCGCGGGTGGTGGATATTCCCCCCACATTCACCCCCGCGCAGATGTACGCCGCGCTGCAATACAAGCGCACGCGTCTGGGCGTCAACGCGAGCGTGTCGCTGGATAACAAGACGGGTACGATAACTCTGGAGAGGACAGACCGATGATTGACTCGCCGTATCTGGTAGGTATGAAGGAAGTCCCGCTACGGCGTTCGGTGCCGATAGGGCACCCCAAACCCGGTTGGCGCAACACCGCCCCGACCATTGGTCGAGCGGGGTATCGCACGCTGATAGAAGCATTCGAGGCGTCGGATGACGTGGTGGCCGAGGTCGTGTTCGACTACGCGGCATACTTTGTCAAAAACGTGTTCGCGGGACTGACTACGGAGCGGATACCTAGCCACCTGCACATCGAGGTGCTGACGCGCGGCGACCGAGTGTTTCTACGCAAGCGCGGCATACCCGGCGTGTCGCTGCTTGAGGCGCGGCTCGGTCGCTCCGTGTTGCGCGTGGAGTCTTTGGATGCCGACGCACTACGTCTGGCGGCAGAACTCGACGGGGCACCGACGGACGGGACGCGCTCAATCGTCGGGCGCGCCATTGCTACCGTGCGTGGCAATCTGGCCGCAGAGCAACGGAAGCAGATACGCATACGCGAGGTGATTGAGGGACTGACGCGAGGGGAGCCGCAAGCGTACTGAAACTGCCTCTTGACAAACGCCCAGAGATAGCGCACTATGTAGGTACAGAGCACGACCCGGACAACCAGACGCCGAGACGAAAGGAGTATCAGGACGATGTATGAGTGGACTTGTTCGGACTGCGGGTTCGTAGCAGGAACACCGAGGGCGAAGCGTGAGCACCGTTGCCCCGCGACACCGACAGCGAGACATACACCGGGGCCGTGGAGGGCCGACAGAGTGCTCGTGGACAACGCACCCGACCGCATGATGGTGCATGTCGCGGGTTGGGGCGGAGAGAACATTGCAGACTGCGGGACGTTCGCCGAGTGCAATCCCGCCGACGCGTACCTTATCGCCAGCGCGCCCGACCTTTACGAAGCGTTGCGTGACCTCCTGCGCCAAGTGGACGACCTCGATGCATACTCGTGTGCCGACGTTCACGACGCGGCCCGCGCCGCCATCGCCAGAGCGGAGGGACGATGATGCCTAAGACGTGGAGCGAGAACAAGACCGCGTACACCGCCAAGGAACTGTTCGACACGCACCCGCGCGCATTCGAGAACGCACGCATCGAGTACGCGCAGGACAGCGACATGTTGGAGTGGCGCTGTGAGGAGGGTGTGGACGACTTCACGGAGTGCATCATCCCGGCGCTCGGACTCACCCTTGCCGACGAGCAGCGAGCACTGGCGTACAGCCTCGGTAACTACAACGGGACGGACTACACGGCACTCGGCACGGACGCTACGGTAGCGGACTGGCCGACATTCCTGCTCGCACTCGACGGCCACCCCGACGCGCAGATAGCTCCGGACGCTACCGACCCGGCACAGCGCGTGCACATCGACAAGCGCTCGGCAATCTATCGCGCACTCCGTAACGGTAAAGCATCGCTGTACTTCGCGGGTAACTTCGGGTATCGCGGTCCGTCACGCAGCGAGGCGATAATCGAGATTGACGACTATCAGTATGGCCTCGACGCGGCGACCGTAGACAACTTGGAGCGACAGGCCGAGGCACTGACCGCAGACCTGACGGATTGGATTGATGCAATCGTGCAGCACGTCGCGGTTCGTATCATGCGCGATGTTGAGTACGACACCTCCGAGGATGGATTCCTTGAGGCCGCAGAGGGCAATGACTGGTACTTCGACGAGGACGGTCACATGACCGACCCACCCGACAACGCACAGGAGGCGTAGAACCATGAGTTACTTTGCAGGACGAGACACGTTCGACTCACGAGAGGTGGACGAGCGCATCGACGAACTGGAGGACATGGCTGTGGAGGGTGATGACGGCGGCCTGAACCCGAATCTCGACCCCGATGAACTCGAAGAACTCGCCGCGCTTGTCGCCTTCCGTGACGACGTAGATTCGGGTGAGTGGCCGGACGGTATAGGGTTCATCGCGGACGAGGCTTTCGAGGACTATGCCCAAGACCTCGCCGAGGATTGCGGTTACGTTGACCGCGACAACAGCATGGCGTCCTACATCGACTGGGCGGCGTGGGCGCGCGATGTGCAGATGGACTACTGTAGCGCCGACCTCTGCGGCTACACCTACTGGTACCGGGCATAGGGAGGATAGAGACATGAGCGCACGACTTCTTGACCCCGACTTCTCGACACGCAATCGGATTCACACCCTCGCGTACGTTCGCAAACTGCTCGCCGCGAAACTGGCCCGCGCACGCGGCCCGAAGCCGAAACTCTGCGGTGCCACGACCGTGCGCTACGGAGTGGGGTGCGCCCCCGAACAGAACATCATCGTGTGCCTTCACGTCACCGATATCGTGAAGTTCCTTCCCGACGGCTCGGCTATCCTGAACTGGGGCGGGTGGCACACGGTCACGACGAACGACCGCATGAACGGCGTACTCCCTCTCGGCTACGCCGTGTCGGGACTCGCACAGATGGTCGTGCGTACGCCCCTCGGTCTGCACGCTTGCCCGCTCGGCGTCCGTGTCCACATCGGTGCGCGTGGCGCTGTCACATGGGAGAGTCGCGCGGGCCGCTGGGTCAAGGCGCAGCGGTTCGCGCTCGACGAGTGGCGGCGGGCGGACTACGCAGCGCACAAACGACCCTACGGAGGAGAGGACTGACATGCGCTACACCCGGATACCCATCTACTTCGTGAAGCACAACGACTGTCGGCTCTGCATGTACGGGCGCAAGCCGAACCTGTGGGAGCGCATCGTGAAGAAGTACACATCCGACTGGTGCGCAGCGGTCTGTACCTCGCCGGGGGCTATCCTGCCCGGCCCCAGTCCGTACCCCATCGACCACGGAGAGAACGAGCACTTGCCCTGCCGACTATATAAGGAAAGGTGATAGTGATGAGCGACTACACAATGGCCGACTATCGCATCGACGAACCCCTATCCGCTGACGACTTCGACGACCCGCCGCTCGACGAGGACGCGCTCTATGACGCACTCGCGGCAGAAGCCGACAACGTGTGTGTTGGCGACTGCTCGGATTGTACCCGCGCTGACGAGAACGGAGAATGTGATGGGTGACGCAAGGGCCGACGGAATGGCGGCTGGACGCAGGGCAGCGAAGGCAGTCGATACGAACCCCGAGAACATCGACCTGACCGAGGACAGAGGTTTCGTGATGGGCGTCGGGGTCATCTACGGTCTCGTGTGTGTGCCGAAGTCTTGGAGCGACGAGCAGATTCTCGACTTCATCGACGACGCGGTGGGCGCACCGGGCACGACGGGTGGTTGGGTACTGTCCACTCCCGACGCCAACGCGGACGACACGGACTGGCTGGCACCCCGTCCTGCGCGCGAACAATGCCCCGACGAGGAGAGCAGGGTTCATGTCCTGTTCAACTGCTAGCACGACGCCTAACCCCTGAACATCGGAGTCCTATGCGACGCCTACTCCCGATACTACTGATTCTCGCGTTTCTGGTACTACCGCCGACAGCACAGGCCGTCCCGCACTACTCGCAAGCGTACAGCAAAGCCGCGATACGACACGAAGCGCACGATGCACACTACGGACTGACACAGACCAACGCACTCGTTCACCTCGCGTTGCACGAGTCCAACTGGCACAACTGGTCGAGCAATCACGGTCACTACTTGGGCCTGTTCCAACTTCACAACACGATGTGCTCCCGTTGGTGGTACTCACCGTACTGGAACACAAGGCGCGCGATACGGTACATCAAGGCAAGGTACGGCTCACCCGTTCGGGCACTATCCCACTATCACAGATTGAGGTGGTACTAGACATGACTCGTTCAGACAAGGTGTTCCGGTTCATCGGTCAACTTCTAATCTACCTGCTCGCGGTAGCCCCTGCGTACACGGTACTCTCACCTCTCGTGTTCGCGCCCGGTACGTCGTGGGTCGCCCGCGCTGCGCTGGCGTGGCTCACGCTCCTGTCATATCTGTACCTGAACCGTCTACTGTGGCATGACTCGAAAGAAGGTGTATTGTGAATCGCCTGTGTGGCACCATCGTGCATACCAAGATGCCAGACCGCTACTACCAGAAAGCGCGTGAGCGCAAGCGCGACTTGAGCATCCAACTCTCACAGCGGATAGGCGGGGAGAGCCGCCACATCGCAGACCCCGAGGGTTCGGCTGTGTGGGTTGAGACAGGTATCTGGCCCGAGGAGATGCACCTTGACCGCTGAAGTCCAGCACGCGATGATAGTGGCGGGGCAAGCCGTCATTGACGCGAAGTTTATGCGCTGCGGCTCGACGGGTATCGACCTGACACTTCACTCCGCGACCAGTACCCGCGACCCGCTCGTGTTGAGTGGACACTTCAGTACCGCTGCCGTTCACGACATGGCTGACGCGCTCACTCGCATGGCGACGCTCCTCGACCAGAACAAGGAGGTAACGGCATGACCGTCGTCAGTGACAAGCGCGCAATCCGTGAGGCGATACGCGCCGAAGGTCTCGCGTTCGGGTCCGACCGCATCTGCCCGGTGTGCTTCACCCGCCCGAAAGGCAAGGACTCCATGACCTGTAGGACGTGTCAACCCAAGCCCGCGCTCCCGCAAGGACGCCCGCCGAAGTACAGCGACGATGCCATCGTCAACATGATACGCGAGGGTGAGACGACACCTAACCGTCTCCTCGCCGCTACTGGACTGCACTCCAAGACGACGATGATTCGCCGTCTGCGTCGCCTGCACGCCGAGGGTCGCGTGTACCTGACCGAGCGCGTGAGGCGACTCGGATTCACTGTCACCGCGAAGCAGAACTAGACCTTGACAATCCCACACGAGTCTGTCATAATAGCATTATGACAAAGAAATCCACAGGTCGTCCGCCCAAATCTATCGCCGAGTACATCGTCGAGGATAGAGGCTACGAGACCCCCTGTTGGGTGTGGCAACGCTCGCTAGTGATGGGGTACGGGTCTCTGCGTATCGCTCGCAAGACGTACTACGCCCACCGTGTCTACTGGGAGCGCGAGAACGGCCCGATTCCCGAGGGGCTTGACCTAGACCACCTTTGCCGCGTGCGGGCGTGCTGTAACCCCGCGCACACAGAACCAGTAACCCGAGCCGAGAATCTACGCAGGGGGTGTCGAACCAAGTTGAATCAAGAATCTGTGCGGGACATCAGAACGCGCTACGCCGCCGGGGGGATACTTCAGCGTGAACTCGCCACCGAGTACGGCGTCAGTCCCATCACCATCGGGTCTGTTCTTGCCCGACGTAGTTGGAAGGATGTTTTCTGATGGCGTATACGTTGTACGCACATCAGAAATACATGGTCGAGTTGCTGACCAAACACGATAGGTTTCTTCTACTGGCGGAGCAGGGCGTCGGTAAAACGTTGCCCACGCTTCTAGACTTGTCGAACCTCATCCTCGCGGGTGAAGTGACGACCGCCCTCATCGTGGCCCCGTTGTCTGGATTGGGCGCGTGGCGACGGGATATTGAGTTGTTCCCCGAAAATCGGCGCACCGGACTTCTCAACGCCATTACCCTCATCAACTTCGACAAACTCTCCCGCAAGAACTCCAAGTATCAGAAGGACACATGGCGGACGTGGGACTACATCGTGCTCGACGAGTCACACGCCGTCAAGAAGCCGACGAGCAACAGGACGCAGTATTTCATCGGCAAGGGCGCGGCGCTTGGCCTTGTGAGTAAGGCCCGCTACGTCCGACTTCTCACCGGTACGCTCATCACGAACAGTCACCTTGAGGACGCATGGGCACCGCTGCGCGCGGTCCTCGGTGACGAGTGGCTGACATGGGCTGACTTCAAGCGGCACTACCTTGTGACGAAGAACCTCCCCGGCTCATACGCGGAGATAATCGTGGGGTACCGCAACCGGGCGGAACTGCTAGAATTGCTCGCACAGCACTCGTACCGCGTGCTGAAGAAGGACTGTCTCGACCTCCCCGCCGTGCAAGACGACGAGGTGATTCTCGTCCCATTCGCCACAGGGAAGAATGCCGAGCCGTTCGGCAAGTCCACCCGCGAACTCTACAACGACGCGCTGGAGTCGTATGTCGAGGCTCTGGACATGGTGATGGACAACCCGCTGACTCGCATGATGCGTCTGCGCCAGATAGCGGCGGGGCACATCAGCGAGAGTGGGACGATAGACGAGTCTGGACATAAGGTCGCAGGGACTAGGTATCCCCTGAACTCACTCAAGACGAAGTACGCCGTCGAACTCATCGAGGCTAATCTCCCGAAAAAGACCGTCGTGTTCTACAACTTCACCGAGTCGTGCGTGGCGCTTGAGGCAGCGCTGAAGCGTAGAGGTATCGCGTATCACACACTCAACGGCGCGACAAAAGACAAGAACGTCTGGATGACATTCCAGAAGGACACGACCCCTGTGTTCATCGCGCAGTACCAAAGTGGGTCACGCTCCATTGACCTGTTCGCTGCGTCGAACACGATATATTTGGAGCCTACCGACTCGTCCGAGATGGACGAGCAGAGTCGCGCACGCACGGACCGCAACGGACAGACGGAAAGTTGCACCTTTACATTCCTGCTGACCGAGGGTACGATAGAGGTCGATATGTACGCGAAGTTGCAGGGGCACGAGGACTTTTCAGAGAAGGCGTACAGAGAGATAGCCATAGCACGACTGAGAGGAGAAACACGATGACCGACTGTGGAGACATCATCTACAAGTACCTGATTGACAACGGGTACGACGGACTGGCGGGCGATGACTGCGGGTGCGGCATCGACGACCTGATGGTTTGTGACGAGTGCAACCCCGAGTGTCAACCCGCGTTCCACTACACGCTCGACAACTGTCCGCGAGAGTTCTGTGAGATGCGGGGAGCGTGTGCGGGCTACGGGTGCTACCGCACCGCAAAACCTGAGATTGAGGTGGCACGATGACCGACGCACGCACCGACGACGCATCGCCCCGATTCCTCCGTCACCGCAAGTCCGCAGTCCACTACGTTGTGCAGGACTGTGGCTACGAGACCCCGTGTTGGGTGTGGCAAGGGGCGCAGAACTCGCGCGGCTACGGCAGACTTGTTGACGGCGACAGGTTCCGTTTCGCGCATCGTGTCTACTGGGAGAGCGCACACGGCGAACACCTCCCGGACGAAATCGAACTACACCACTTGTGCGAAAACCACTCGTGCGTCAACCCTTCTCACACGGAGCCGCTGACGAGACTCGCCCATGCGCTCAAGTCGCGTTCGACGCGGCTGTCCCCCGCTGACATTGTAGACATTCGACGCAGAACTGACACGAGGGAACCACAGCGCGCCGTGGCGAAACGGTACGGTGTCAGCGTGGACTACATCGGTCAGATACACCGCCGCAAGCGGTGGACGTTCGTACCAGAGGAGGCGTGATGGACATCAAGGATTCCACCGACGCGGAGTTGGCTGCCACCGTGCGCGTCGCTATTGGGGTGAACGCGTGGACTGACCAGAGGTGGGGCGGCGTCGACGCCCTCACCGAACTCTCCCGCCGCCTTGCCGAAGCGCGGGAACCGTACTTCATCACCGACGACGCTGTGCGTAAGCAGGCAGATTCGATGCTGTACGACCTGTCGGCTGTTTGCCCGTCCTCGTCATCCCTGTCGCGGACACGCGCTGCCACAAAGACTCGGTTGGCTGATGCCATCAGGACACAAGCCGCCGCCCTCGACACCTCTGAAGCCGCACGCATAGCAGCGGAGGCGGAAGTGGCAGTTGAGAGGCTTGTGAGCGATACCGCGTTCAAGATGCTCCGGGCGACTTGGCCGAGCGGCCCCGACAACTGGCCGAACTGCGAACCCGAGGTCCGCAGACTCGCCCGCCGTGACGCCGCACTCGACAAGGAGGCATCGCTATGACCGACCTTTCCGCGCTCGACCGTGCGGCTACGGCTGCACCGTGGACGAATCAGCACTCGGACGGCAGCATTACGCCGGGAAACTTTTGGCGCGGCACCTCTAAGACCGTGTTCGGGGAATGGCTCGGCAACGAGGAAGATGACACCGCCGACGCAGCCCTCATCGTCGCCCTCCGCAACGCCTACGCAGACGGCTCACTCATCCTCGCATCCTCGCTGGATGAGCGCATGGCGGCGGCGTACGAGTCGGGGTGGCGTGCGGGCAAGGAGCAGACCGTCTACCGCGACATGATTCCCCGCGAGCGTGTGGATGCGCTTGTCAGAGCCGCTACCGACTACCTCGACATACCCGCCGTGCCGATAGTGATGCGCCGTGCTGACCTCCGTGCCGCCCTCGCGCCGTTCGTGGAGGTGGTGAAGCCGTGAGCGAACTGACGCGCGAACAGATTCTCGACAAGGTTGACGAGTTTGCGTACCTCACAGACGGAGTGGAGGATTGGGAGCGCGCCGACATCATTCGCACCGCGCTCCTTGCCGCATGGAAGCGTGAGGCGTGGCTGGCAGCGCACCACACGGGCTACACGGGTGGCCTAGAACTAGACCCGCCGAGTCCCGTTTATGTCCATCACGAAGTATGGGCGCACATCGCAGCGGCCCGCCTCACCGCAGCCCGCGAAGCGACGGAAGGAGCAAGCGATGACACCCTATGAGGTCAAGTTTAGGATGTGCAAAAGTAAGAAGCGCTACGAGACCGTCGGTGCTGCTATCCGCGCAGCCCTCGGGTCGAGCAAGTCATTCGCTCATGGCTTTCGTTGGTACCGCTGCAAATACTGCGGCAAGTTCCACGTCACGTCTCAGATACACTAGGGCTACTTACCGAACAGACTAATGAGGCTGATGATGATTCCGACAGCGGCGAACAGATACGCGACGAACACGCTGCCTTGTGACGCTTTGCCCCTCGTCACCGCCAGTTCCTCTTGGACGACGGCGATGCTCTTCCCCTGCGTGTCGATTCGACTGTTCGTTTCGCTCACTCGCGCATCGGCGTCGGTCTTTGCTTTAGCCATCGCGCTTTCGGCCTCGCGCTTTGCTGTCGTCACATCGCCGCGTATTTGGATGAAGTCGCCATCGAATCGCTGACCGCGTTCTTGAAACTGAGCGTGGGTCACGAATATGCTGCTCTGCTCGTCTATCTTGCAGCGCAGCGTCTCCAGGCCTCCAAGGAACTCGAAACGTATCTTCGAGAGCTCGCTGTAGACCAGCGCTAGTGTTACCCTCTCGGTAGGTGTGTCGTCGGGGGTCATGGGTCTCCAGAAGGGTATGCTAACTACACGGATAGACGTGGTTCATTATACACCACGATGACTCAGCGAGCAACTCCGATTCATCCTTGCACTTCACCGTCCGTTGTGTTAGGGTAGACATCCGAGAAGGAGGGGAACGTAACATGGCACGTCGCAAGACCGTAGAACCTCCGTGCGACCCCACGACCGTCGCCACAGGCGACCTCGTGACCGCCCGTATGTACCCGTGCCGGACATACTACAACAAGCCGGTCCTCATCACGGGCACCGTCCGTGAGGTAGTCGAGGGGTGGCTCTCACTCAAATCAGCGGGCGGGTACCATACCGTGCGGCTCATCGACATCGTGAGAATCAAGGAGGTGCGAGATGTCTGAATGTTGCCCGACGTGTGGCAAGATACTCGACGAGTTCAGCAACGACCCGCTATACGAGTCGGACGATGAAATCATGCGGTTGCGTGCCGAATTGGTGAGTTGGAACAAGCACGAGTCGCGGGTTCAAGAAGCATACGACAAGACCCGCACGGCGCTCCTCGACGCGACAGAGGAACGCGGCTGGCTCGCCGACCAATGCAACGTGCTGCACTCACACCTGAACGCCAGTCCGCCGCTAGGGATGACGGGTTGGCTCGAAGCGGCCATCTTCGCTCGGGAGAACCGAACGGGTGTGCCACGATGAAGGAAGCCCTGTACGGCATCGCCACGGGCGTCATCACCGCCGTGCTTATCATCATCGCGCAATGTGTAGAGCGGAGTCAGAGATGAAAAGTCTACACCTAAAGGAGCATCCACTGACCGCAGACGAGCGTTGTGCAATGTGGCGAGAGTTGCGTCGTGCGATGTGGTCACGCGACCTAGACGTTCTCTGCGACGCGCTCTATCACGACCATGCCGCGCTGGCGATGCGGGTCGAGGTGGATAATTTGACGAAGAACGACCCGCCGTGCTTCCGTTGTGCCAAGCGGGGAAACACTAACGGCTACTGCGCCCAACCCTGTAACCCCCGGCCTGTGTCCTAAATGACCAACTATCACGCCATCCCCGCGTCGCTCGCGGCAGCACCCAACTGGTTGTGCTACCGATTGGTTGATACCGGCAAGGGTAGACTGTCCAAGCCTCCAGTATCGCCCAAGACGGGCATCGTCTGTGCGAAGAACGACATCACGAACCTGACGACGCTCCAAGACGCGCTCGTCGGGATGGAGCGCTACGACCTCAACGGTGTAGGATTCGTGTTCACCGACGGGTTCATCGCCATCGACCTCGACGACTGTTTCGACGACGCGGGCAAACTGCTCCCCGTGGCACAAGACGTGTTCGACCACTTCAGCGGCACGTTCTGGGAGTACAGCCCGAGCGGCAACGGTCTGCACGGGTTCATGCGTGGGGTCAAGCCGAACGCGAGAACGAAGGATTCCGCGCTCGGCATCGAGGTCTATTCGGGCAGCAACTTCGTCACAGTCACAGGCGACCACGTTGACGGCACGGGGGCCGACGCAATCGAGGAGCAGGACGCGCTCGACTGGCTCTACGACAAGTACCTGCCGCCCATCGTGTCGGCGAACGCCGAGCACCCACCCGTCGAGCATGGCAAGCGCACCCCTGCCGAGTGGCTGGCGTTCGGCATCGCACACGATACCAAGATGCGTGAGACCTACAACAACACCGACCACACGGGCGACGAGTCGTCCAGCGACTTCCGTCTGCTTTCCAAACTGGCGTACTGGCTCAACCGCGACGAGACTGCGGTCCTCGCGGCGTTCATGGCGTCTCCGTGGACACGGACGAAGGACAAGGCGCACGCGACGAAGTTGGAGCGGGCAGACTACCTGCCTGACTCGGTAGCGAAGGCCGTCATGCTCTGTTCCTCCACCGCCAATGAGGGCGCACGGCAGGACGAGACGAAGGCGGTGCGTTTTTTCACTCAAGGCCCGGAGCCTGAGACTGAGGAGGACTTCCCCCTCTCAGACTACACCGACCTCGGCAACGCTATCGCTATGGCTCAGGTATACGGTGAGGGTCTGTGCTACGCGCCCGAGTGGGGTTGGTGCTTCTTCAACGGGTCACGATGGGAGACGGATGTCACCTTCCGTGCGATGGTCGCGTCGAAAGACATCGCGGTAGCACTCATGGACGCTGCGAAGGCGTGGGTCGATAGAGTCACCGCCGAGTTGGACGCTGATGCGCTCGCTCCCGACTCCGAGGAGGGGAAGCGCAGACTCAAGCCCGCGCACACCCTCTACGCCCACGCGCTGAAGTCTCAATCCGAGCACGGCATCACCGCGATGGTCACGCTGAACAAGTCGTACATGCTGTCTCCCGCCGACACGTTCAATACCGACCCGTGGCTGCTCAACACGCCCACGGGTGTCGTTGACCTCAAGACTGGCGAGGTCATGCCGCACGACTCCAAGTACCGACTCACCTATTCGAGCGCGGTAGCACCTCAGACCATGCCTACGCCCATGTTCGATGCGTTTCTGGACAAGGTGTTCTGTCACGACCCCGACCTCATCGACTTCGTACAGCGGGTGTTCGGGTCCGCGCTCGTTGGTAAGGTCTACACCGAAAACCTAATCATAGCCAACGGATGTGGGTCCAACGGCAAGTCCACGCTGTTCAACACGGTGCAGTATCTTCTAGGAGACTACGCGACATCCATCGACCCCAACCTGCTCATGGCGTCCAAGCCGACCGAGCAGGCTGTCGGCATGGCGATGATGCAGGGCAAGCGGTTCGCTGTGGCACAGGAGACCGAGGAGGGTCAACGACTGTCGTCGTCCATGCTCAAGCGTATGGTATCCACGGACGTGATGGTCGCCAAGAAACTCTACAAAGACCCCCACGAGTTCACACCGTCGCACACGCTGGTGCTGAGTACGAACCACCTGCCGAAAATCAGCAGCACCGACACGGGCACATGGCGACGCATCATCGTCCTACCATTCGAGGCGGTTATCCTACCATCGGAGATAATTACCGACTTCCACTCGATACTCATGGAGCGTGAAGGCGCGGGTATCCTCCAGTGGTGCGTGGAAGGGGCGGTCAAGTTCTACGAGATGGGCTGCGACATTCCCATCAAGCCCGAGGCGGTCATGCGCGTGAGCGCCGAGTACCGCGTCGATGAGGACTGGGTGGCTAGGTTCACGGGTGAGTGCTGCACGGCGGGCGACCCGCACGACGAGTCCGTGCTGTTGAAGCACAACGACCTGTATCGCATCTACCAGCATTGGGCGAAGAACAACGGTGAGTATGTCAGGAGCACCAACGCACTCAGTCGTGCGCTCCAGACATCTGGCTGGCTCGGTAAGCAGAAATGGTTTGACGAGGACAGCAAGGCGACCGTGAAAGTGTGGTTCGGCTATGCGATGCTAGACGGCGGCAGGAAGTTCACACTCACACAGACGGGGGAGAAGGTATGACGCGAGGTCATCTGGACTACGACGTGGACCTGTTCGACGACCCGCTCGATGATGACTTCGACGAACTCGATGGGTTTCATCGAGTGGTTGACATTCCCAACGATGACGCGTATGGTGATGTCCCCGAGTGTGACTTCGGGTTCGGAGACAGCGACGGGTACTGTATCAAATCGAAGTACGGATGTCATATCGTTGGCTGTGAGTTCGCAACAGAAATCAACTGAGGAACAGACACATGTCAAAGCAATCGGTCCCCTGTCATCGTTGTGGATTCCCTGCGCGCAGGGGAGCGCTACCCATCCTCTGGCGCAGTGATGAAACTGGTACTGGACGCGCGGCGTTTTGTAGTGTAGCGTGTCTGGAAGCGGCACTCGGTGGACATCTACGCGAACCGTGGCGCGCACTTCAACTAGCCGTCGAGGATGCAACCCAACCTTCTCAATAGGAAAGCAAAGGTTCACAAAATGAAGCCATCGCGGGGCAGGATAGACCAAGACAAATATGACTGGGTTGAGATACCCGGTTCTCCCAAGTATTATGCGTGCCGTGAAGGATTCATCCTTGGGAAGTTTGGACGTATACTTCAGCCGTGGGCGCTACGCGGCGGGTATCGACAAGTGCAGACGTGCAGCGGGCGGTACTGCGTTCATGCTCTCATCGCGCGCTGTTTTATTCCTAATCCGGACAACAAACCACAGGTCAACCACAAAAACTCCACGAGGTCAGATAACTGCGCGGAGAACTTGGAGTGGGTAACTGCAAAAGAGAATCTGGCCCACGCGGTTGCACATGACCGAATGGCGCGCGGTGAACGGAATCCGAACCACAAGTTGACGGAGGCGTCCGTTCGGACGATACGCGCGGCCACGGGTATACCACAACGCACACTGGCGTTGGAATACGGGGTGTCGCAGGCGACCGTGTGGAGCGTGTTGCACGGAGATACGTGGACTCGCGTGGCGATGTCGGCATGACTCACGACCTGTGGTTCAGCGATTTCGAATGTTTCGCGCACGATTGGTTGTTTGTTGCCAAACGACAGCGCGATGGCGAGACGATATCGTGTTGGAACGACCCGGAGACCGTTCAAGATTTCGTAGAACTAATGACTCCCGTGCTCGTGGGTTTCAACTATCGTGACTATGATTCTTGGTTGCTCAAAGGCATCTTGTTGGGCTGGTCGCCAGAAGAAATCAAACACATCAACGATACGATAATCCACGAGTCGGACCGTTCGATGACATGGAATCTATTTCAGGGATGTTGGGTAGACTTGCCGCCCATCATCGACCTCATCCCCGACATTGTTCCGCGCATGGGCCTCAAGAACATCGAGGCCAACATCGGCATGTCCATCGTCGAGTCGTCCGTCCCGTTCGACATCGACCGGCGGCTGACCGCCGACGAGCGCGACGAGGTGCTGCGGTACTGTGTACACGATGTCGAAGCCACGGAAGCGCTGTACGCGCTGCGGTTCGACTACCTGACCGCGAAAACGAACCTCTGTGAACTCAAGGGCATCGACCCCCTGACGATGCTGAAGCACTCCAACGCGCGCATCGTCAGTGAAGTCATGGAGGCTGTCCGCACCACGCCGTCGTTCGAGACGTACGCCATCCCCGAGAACATAGATATCACGACCATCCCAGATGATGTAGTTAACTATGTCATGATGCTGAATACCGACAACTGCACCGACAAGTCCTATCCGTCGCTGGAGTTTCTGTTCCACGGTTGTCCGACCGTCGTGGGTCTTGGGGGCATCCACGCCGCTGTGCCGTCGTACATGGAGCACGCCACCGACGCGCGGGCTATCCTGATGCAGGACATCGGGTCGTACTACCCATCTCTCATCATCAACAATGGTTATATGAGTCGTGCGGTCCCCGACGTGAGAGTGTACGAGCGCTTCTACGACACGCGCATGGCAGCGAAGGCGATGGGTGACAAGGCCACAGCCGACGCCGCGAAACTCGTGTTGAACACAACCTACGGCACGATGAAGGACACATACAACAAGATGTTCGACCCGATGCAGGCTACACGAGTGTGCCTGTCGGGTCAACTTTACATCATCGACCTCATCGAGACCATGTACCGCGCGGCAGGAGACGGCCTGACGCTCGTGCAACTCAACACCGACGGATGGGTCGTTTCGTGCCCCCGCGAGGCGCTACGGACCGTACAGCAAGCCGTGGAGGCATGGCAGGCCCGGACGGGGCTGGTCGTCGAGACCGACGAGGTTGCCATCATCGTGCAAGCCAACGTGAACAACTACGCCCTACGGTTCGCCGACGGCAAGAACAAGGCGAAGGGTGGTGTCGTCGCCAAGTGGGCGGGTGGGGACTTCAAGTCGAATAGCGCCACCATCATCGACGCTGCGGTGTTGTCATTCCTGCTGGATGACGTGCCGATTGCAGACACGATAGATGCGTGTTCTGACATCGAGCGGTTCCAAATCGTCGCCAAGGCGGGGCGGACGTTCAGTAAGGTCGTGCATCAGCAGTTCTATCCCGATAACGAGTCGGCGGCGAATCCCATCGAAGTCGAGACTCAGCGCTGTAACCGGGTATACGCCACGACCGACATTTGGATGGGTGGCATCTTCAAGGTCAAGATGGAGGACGGAAAGGAGACGGGTCGGTCGCGTATCCCGCTCACCCCCGAGCACTGTTTCGTTGACAACGAGAATCTATGGCAGAAGAATGGCGATTTGGCATTGACAACGCTCGACAAGTCGTGGTACGCTGCTCTGGCAACCGAAAAAGCCAAGGCATTCATCACCCGAGACAAGAAGGAGAAGGACCAGATGTCAGAAGTCACAGAGTCCACTAACGAGTTGAAGGACAAGCCCAAGCCGACGCGCAAGGCAAAGGACACCGTAGTCGAAGCACCGGCAATCCCGTTGTTCGCTGAGAAGTTGCAGACGCTCAACGCCATGATGCTCACAGGCAGCACTGGGGTGTCATTCGACAAGGTGGTGTCTGTCGGCGGTGGCTCGTCGGTCGAGTACGCCGACACACAGCAGTATAAGTCGTGGTTCGCGCAGGCGTGTCAGAAGGTCGGGTTGGTCGCCAAACTCGACCTCACGACGCGGTTTCTCGGAGTAGTCACTCCCGAAGGAAAGACACCCAGTTACGGCGCGCAGGCTGACGGTTGGATTGCGCTGCGCGATGTCAATGACTTCGATTCGGTCGAGACCTACTCCGTGTCGGGATTCGCCGCCAACGTGCAGCCGGGATTCTGTTCTGGCGCGGCACAGACCAACGCGCTGCGGAACTTCCTGCTCAACAACTTCATGCTCGACAACAAGGGCCGCGAGGGCGACGACCAAGCGTTCTCTGCGGCCACCGACGGCGGGGCGAAGAACGGATATGTCGCACCCGCAGCCAAGGCTGAGATGAAGCAGGGCATCGCCGCTGACAAGGCCGAGGCCGCGTCGTTCGCCACGGACATGTTCGCCAAGGCGCTCTACGACAATATCATCGCGGCTCAGGCCATCGACCCGAAGTTCTGCGTCAAGATGGTTGCGGAGCACTTCGAGAAGGACGGCACGCCCAAACTCAGGGCTGACGGCAAGTCCACGCTCGACAAGGTGAAGGCCGTCAACGCTCTGAACAAGGCCGAGGAAATCATCGCCACCGTGCCGAAGCCCGAGGCTGAGTAACATGCTAGACGACAATGCAAACGCCACCCTCGTCGGGTTCGAGATGAACACCATCCTGACGCAGGACTGGGACGAGCACTTTGCCCGTCATATCTCGGACGGCACCGCGAATCTCGAACTGCGCTGCGACGATGACGGCGTGCTGGTCAAGATGGACAGCGTGCAGAGCGACCAGTGGGTCGGGTTGGCTCTCGGTTCCCGCGTCCGCGTGGACATCAACCTGCGACCGGAGGTCTGATATGGCTCCCAAGTTCAAGCCGTGGGAGCCTGTGAGTGACAACACGATTCGTGTATCCACAGGACCGACGAGTAATCCCAAGAAGATGACGGGTACGCGCCTTGGTGCCATCCTCGGAGTCAACAAGTACAAGTCTGACTTCGGTGCGTGGTGCGAGATAGTCCGAGTCGCAGAGGACACATTCGTCGAGTCGAAGTACACGCGCGCAGGCATCGCCATCGAGCCTATTCTCGGTGAGTGGTGCAAGGAGAACGTCAGTCCGTACATCGTGACACCCGAGCAATGGTTCGGTACTTCCGAAAAGTTGTACGACCACTTCCCGAATGAGCCTGTGTTCGGTGGCATGTGGGACTTCCTCGTGCTAGACAAGCCGTGGAAGGGCACGCGCACGGGGGTCAAGGTAGTCGGGGTCATCGAGGCTAAGACCTCATCCCGTCCGCAGGATTGGGTGGACGGTGTGCCCGAGTCCTACGCGGTACAGGCACTCAATTATGGGTACCTACTCGGTGTGGACCGGGTGTTCGTCCCCGTGGCGTTCCTCGATGATGAGGACTACAACCACCCCGAGAAGTTCGTCTGCACGGCGACCAACACGCAACTCTACGAACTGAAGGTCTCTGAGAGCGACATCGGTCTCGGCATGGAGAATGCGCTGGTGTGGTACGAGGCTCATGTTCTCGGCAACGTCTCGCCGCCGTTCGACGAGAAGAAGGACAAGGTGTTTTTGCAGGTGCTTCGCAAGTCCGAGGTCAAGAGTGACGGACTGGAGACTCTAGCAAAGCGGGCTGCTATTCTCGAAGCCAAGATAGAAGCCGCAGTTGCTACGGCGGGGCTGGCTGAGATGGAGAAGGAACTCAAGGGTCTGAAGGACTCAATGAAGCCCTCGTTCATAGCGCTGTTCAAGGATACCGACGACACAGTTTCCGCCTACGGGTGGCGCGTGAAGCGGTCAACTACCGTCACCATCGACAAAGAAGCCCTCGCTGCTGACGACCTGCTGGACAAGTACAGCGTCGAGGTACCCCGATACACGTTGACCAAGGACAAGTAGATGCGAACTGGCCGTCCCCGCTCGGTGGGGTACACCGTCACGGATTGCGGATACGCGACACCGTGTTGGTTGTGGGACGGCCATACGAATCTCGGATACGGGACAATGGGCGTAGGACGACAAAACAGGAAAGCCCATCGTGTCTACTGGGAGCGCGAGAACGGTCCTGTGCCTGCGGGTCTCGAACTCGACCATCTCTGTCGTCAG